AAGAAATTAGAAATTTTTTTAAATAAATTAGATAAAAGAAATGATACAAACAATTAACATAGGAACAACTGCAAACGATGGTACAGGTGATACTATAAGAAATGCATTTGATAAAGTAAATAATAATTTTTTAGAAGTATATTCTTTAGCTTCAAATGGTTTATATGCACAAACAGCTTTAAGTACGCCTGTAGTTTATGCAAGTGGCGAAGCATCTTTAATAGGAGCAGGGGTTGGAACTTTAAGTGTACCTGCAAATGCTTTTAAAATCGGTGATTCATTTGTAGCCAAAATGTGTGGCAATTTAACAAACGCAAATAATGAAATTTTGCATTTTAGAGTACGTTCGAATGGAGTAGTAATTATAGACGCTTTACAATACATACTAGCAACGGCAACGAATAAATATTTTGATTTAATATTAGACTTTACAGTTTCTAAAATTGGAGTTGCTGGTGTTGCTGAACTAATGGCAAATGGTGTGTTTACTTACAATAAAAATGCAAGTAACGCAATTGAAGGAATTAACTTTGGTAAAATAAGCAACACTGTTTTTGATACTACTGTAAATAATACTTTAACTATAACAGCGGAGTGGATAACTTCATCTGCTACTAATACAATACGTTCACAGAATTTTACACTAACTAAAGTTTATTAATTATGGCAAATGATATAGGCTGGGGACAAGGTACTTCAAATAATGATATTGGATGGGGTCAAGGTGCTATTAATAATATAATTTCTTGGGGAATTTCTTATTATACAAGTTGGACAGGTGAAACTGATATTTTAGGAAGTCAAATTCCTAATATAATTAATACATTTAAAGCAAGAGTTGTAGTTGATAGCGGAGTATTTGAAGCTGATTCTTGTTTAAATACAACACTAACAAATTTAAATAACATATAATGAGTTTATTAGAAAAAGCGTCGTTAATTGTAACGCCAAACGCAACTAAAGAGGGAAAATTATATTCGGTTGTACCTAATACTACATTAGGCGATATGGATGTAGTTCGTGCTACAACAGCAACGAGAGTGAATAGTGCGGGATTGATTGAAAGCGTAGCGGTTAACATTCCTCGTATTGATTACACAAACGGAAGTTGTCCGAGTTTATTGGTAGAGCCACAAAGAACGAATTTATTGACTTATTCTGAGCAATATAGTGATGCAAGTTGGATAAAAATAGGGTCAACAATTACTGCAGATACAACAATTAGTCCTAATGGAACTCAAAATGCAGATACTTTAGTTATAACAAGCGGAGGTTATTTATTAAAAAATATTTTTACTTTTTCAGCCGTTACAGGTCAAACTATAACTTCAACTATTTTTGTTAAAAATCAAACAACAAATTTTTTACAATTTGGAGGTGCTACTCCCGCGGGTACAGATGTTTATTCTATTGAAACTTATGCTAATGGTTGGTATCGACATAAAATAACAAGAACTTTTACTGTAACTTCTGTTGCTACTGTTCAATATATTATTCTTCAAGTTGGAACACATTTTATTTGGGGTGCTCAATTAGAAGCAGGCTCATACGCAACCTCATACATTCCAACAGTAGCCACAGCTGTAACACGTAACGCTGATGTTATTTCTAAATCAGGAATAAGTAGTTTAATAGGGCAAACAGAGGGAACTATATTTTTAGATTTAAAAATAGCTAAAAATAACTCTATTTCATTATCTGATAATTCAGATGCAAATAATATTATTTTTAATTTTTCAAATTTTTATTCAGAAATGAGCGTTAAATTATATGCAAATTCAATTTTAATATTAGACGTTTACGAAGCGTTACCTAGTAGTGGTTTTAAATTGTGTTTGAAATATAAAAGCGGAGAACTTAAAACTTTTAAAAATGGAGTATTAATAAATACAAATACTAGTGCTTTTTCATTTTCTAATAATCTATCTTTTTTAGGTGCTTTATTATATTGGGGTGGTAGTAATTTTGAAGGAGGTATAAATTCCCTACAACTTTACAAAACTGCTTTAACCGATACTGAATGTATTAACTTAACTACACTATAATATGAAAACATATAAACTAAATTATAAAGACAAAGAAACTGCTTTAAAAGACCTTTTAAGTAAGGGAGTTTATATTGAAGTGGAAAACATAGACAAAGAAATTGTTTTATCATACGGTAAAGGAGTTCACGCTATTGTTGAAATTGGTAAAATTGTTTTAGAAAATGGAACATACGATGCTGATTTTAAAGAATTAACTGCTCCTGTTTACGCTGACGGATATGCTTATGATATTATGTCAGATACTGCAATTGATTTCGGAAGTAACGAGATATTTCCTAAGAATAGTAAACACGGTTTTGCAGGATTCGAACCAATTAAAGAAATTAAAGATGATATTAATACCACAAGATAAAGCAAATCATTTTATTTATGGTTTCTTTATATACGTTTTAAGCAACTATTTTTTAAATGACTTGTATAGTATTGGAATTGTGTTTTTATTCGCTTTAGGCAAAGAAATTAAAGACCAAATAGTTTATAAAGGATTTGATTATAAAGATTTATTAGCAACAATGATTCCCTCGGTCGTATTATATTTATTAAGATGAGCAAAGAGCAATTTGATACAATATTAAGTAAATGGATTTCTCGCAAGTTACTTGTTTTTATGGTAGCTTGTGGGGGTTTATTTAGCGGTCAATTAACTTCATCTGATTGGGTTATAATTGCGACTGCATACATAGGAATTGAGGGTATTACAAACATAGTAGAACGATTAAGAAAATGAGTACCGATAATTTAGAGCAATTAAGCAAAGACATAAAAGAAATTAAACAGGCTTTATTAGGAAGTGAATTTAATAACTTCAAAGGTATGGTTTCACAAATGAAAGAAACAGACGAGCGTGTTGAGAAATTAGAAATTTTCAAGAACGAAATTTCTGTATATGTAAATCAGTTTAAAGTTGCTTTTGTGATTATTTTCGGTGCTTTAATTACTTTAATTTTTAAATTATTTTCAATACGATGAAACTAAATAACAATGGATATTTGCTTATTTGTGAATTTGAAGGATTAAGTTTAAAGCCTTATTTGTGTCCTGCAAAGATACCTACAATAGGATACGGTAATACGTATTACAGTAATGGGAAAAGAGTTACTTTATTAGACAAAGAAATAAACAAACAACAAGCGTTTGAAATGTTTAAAGTAATTGCTGATAGATTTGCAAGTAAAGTTTCTAAATTAGTCACGAGTCCTTTAAATCAAAATCAATTCAATGCTTGTGTTTCTTTAGCTTATAATATTGGAATGGGTAACTTTCAAAGTTCTACATTATTGAAATTAGTTAATAAAAATCACAATGATATTTTAATTGGATTAGAATTCAAGAAATGGAATAAAGTAAATAAAAAAGAAATAGCAGGTTTAACAAGAAGAAGAAATTATGAAGCAGATATTTATTTTAGTTAGTTTAGTTTTATTTAGTTGTGGTTCAAGAAAAGTAGCAATACAAGAAATTAAAAAAGATTCTTTGAAACAAATAGAAACTAAAATTGCTACAGAAGAAATAAAAAAAATAGATTCAGAAAAAGAAATAAATATAAACACTTTTGTTTATTCTGATGAAATTATATTAACTCCAATAGATAGTTCTAAAGAAATTATTATAGATGGTAAAACTTATAAAAATGTTGTTTTAAGCATCAAAAAAACTAAATCTAATATTCTATACAACAATAAAGAAAAAGTATCAGAGAACGCATTAAAACACGTTAAAATTGATATTAAAGATAAAACTTTAGTTAAAGAAAATATTAAGATTAAAAATATAGATAGAAAAGCTAATTATTGGAATTACTTATGGTTACTTTTAATTCCAGTTTGTTATTATATTTATAAGAAAATAAAAGAAAAAATAATGTTTATTTAAAGGTTCTTATAGGACTTATTTTAAAATATTGTAATTGTTTAATTTTAAACACTTTAGCATTTAAAAAAGTTTACTAAATTTTTATAAGTTGTAAACCTTTTTGATTTGTTTGCTAATTGCCATTTTACTTAAATCTAATAATTTTGCTAATTCCATTGATTTAATATTTGGATTTATTTCAAAAATAGATTTTATTTTATCTTTAGTTTTTAAATCTTTATTTTTACAAATATTTTTAATTTGAATATCTTTTAATAATTGATTTAACATACTATCTAAATATGTATCTTTTTTATTATATTCTTTTTTATATTTATTTGTCCAATAAAATATATAAGACAATAAATTTTTATAATTTTTAAAACATTTAATTGAGTGTAATTCAAAATCATTACCACGATTAGAATACCAAATAAAGTCATATCCATCATAAATAATTTTATGATTTTCTATGTCTTTTAAATAACTTAATTCTTTTAATGTATACGGCATAATATTTTTATTTAATATAAGCAAAATTATAATATATAATACATAATAAAAAATAAAGTTTTTAACACTATTGTTAATATCTTAAAATTACATTTGTATATGAAGAAACCAAGTCGTAAATCATTAATTGAAAAATTAGATAAAATCTTCAGTATTTATATTAGAAGAAAAGATGCTATTGATGAAATTGCTGAATGTATTACCTGTAATAAAAAAGACCATTGGAAGAAATTACAAAACGGTCATTTTATGAGTAGAAGGCATTATTCAACACGATGGTTAGAAACTAACGTTGGAGTTCAATGTTATGGTTGCAACATCACAAATCAGGGGCAACAATATAAATTTAGTCAATATCTTGGTGATAACTTAGCAAAAGAAATGCATATTAAGTCAAAACAAATAGTTAAATTTGCAGATGTGGATTTGATTGAAATGATTGAATATTATACTAATAAGGTTAACGAACTTGGATAGCATACCATAAGCACTGCTTTTAAGTCTTTTTTTTGTTTTTGTTTCTTTGTTTTAAAAGGCTACTGTAAAAGGTAGCTTTTTTTATTTGTTAAAGTTTTGTTAATGTAGTTTTATATTCAAAAAACAGTTATATATTTGTACCAGCAATAAAGCGAAACATTAAAACAAAATATTATGACACGTTTACAAACATTAGAAAATAGATTAGCAAGAATTCAAAACAGAAAAGAAACTTATCTTTTAAGTGAAAAAATAAATGGTAAACTTTACGCAAATCCAAGAGCTTCAAGATATTCAATGACTTGTGTTTTAATAAAAAGAGAAATAAGAAATTTAAACAACTAAAAAAAACAAAATGAAACAATTATTAAAAGATTTTGCATTATCATTATTATTTATGATTACACTAACAACAATTTATTTAACTTTAACAACAATTTTATAATGAAAGATTTAATAGACTACCAAAGATTTCAAATCGAAAGTTTACAAGCAAGAATATGCGAACTTGAAAACATTAACAATCAATTATCTAATTACTGCTTTGAAGCATTATCAGATGAATGTCCAGCAGAATACAAAACTATAATCAAAAAAGAAATTTACAACTTAAAAGCAATTTAAAATGGAATTTTATACAACAAAATATTTAGGAATTGGAATTGGAATTGAATATGAACAAAAATTTTTAAGCATACATTTTATAATATGGTGTTTAGATATAACTTTTAAAAAACAATAAAATGGAATTAACATTAAATCAAAAACTATCTTTAATTCAAAAAGAATTTAAAGCAAACAAATCAAAATTCAATTCATTTGGTAAATATAACTTTAGAAGTGCTGAAGATATATTAGAAGCATTAAAACCTTATAATGAAAAATATAAAGTAAACTTTACAATTACAGAATCAATGGTAGAATCACAATTTTTACAATTTCCAATGTTACGTTCTGTAGCATCAATTAACGATGATTTGGACACAATAACTGCTTCTGCTATAGTTGGTGTAGACTTAGAACAAAAAGGAATGCAAATGCCACAAAAATTTGGTTCTGCAAGTTCATACGCTAAAAAATATGCCTTAGGTAATTTATTACTAATTGACGATTCACAAGATGCTGATGCAACAAATAAGCACGAAAAAGAAATAAAGATTAAAGAAGTAAAAGTTGAAGAAGTAAAAGAATTAAAATGGTTGAATAAAAATACACCAGAATTTAATTCAGCAGTTAAATATATCAAAGAGGGTGGTTCTGTTTCTGCAATAGAAGCTAAATATAAAATGACTAAAGAAGTTAAAGAAGAACTAATAAAAATTAACAAATAAGATGAATCAGACAGCAGTAGAATGGTTATTCTTAATGATTAATAATCCAAATAAAGACCAAAAGTTTGCAAATAAATTACTCGATAAAGCCAAAGAAATGGAAAAGCAACAGATTATTGAGGCTCACGCAGTAGGAAGAATAAAAGAGTGCAGAGGAATAAATACAGATGGAGAACAACACTACAACGAAACATTTAATAAATAAATTATGAAAAAATTATTATTATTAACTGCAATTTTATTAGTAAGTTGCAGTAAGCAAGATGAGGTTTTAAATTGTGATTGTGGAAAAGTAATTCAATCAAGTTCTTTTAATGCTTTAGGAAATCAATTTTCAGTATTTACAGTTAGAAATAATTGCACTGGAATAGAAAAGCAAACAAGGAGAGATGGAATTGTAACTGTAGGTTCACAAATTTGTAATTATTAAATATATAAACTATGACAACAATAATATTTTATTTAAGTTTAGCTTTTTTTAATGTTCCTTTTGCTTTAATGAAAGAAAATGACTTTAAAGCATTATCTGGTTTTTCAATTGGTTGGAATATGGCATTACTTATGGTTTATATAATTGAAAATTATTAAATAAAACTGAATAGCTGACAACAGTAAAAAAAGGTAAGCAATAAAATAAATATATATTATGGGTGCATTAATTAATTTAAGTTTAAGAGTAGACAAATTACCAAAAGAGAAATTTGTTCAAGGAAAAGATGGAGCAGTTTATTACAATTTCACAATTGGAGTAAACGATGAATCTAATCAATACGGACAGAATGTTTCTGCAACAGATTCACAAACTAAAGAAGAACGTGAAGCTAAAAAAGCTAAAACTTATTTAGGAAATGGTAATGTTGTTTGGACAGATGGTAATATTAAACTTGCTGATAAAAAAGTAGAAGTTACTGCAAAAGAAGTAGAATCGGATTTACCGTTCTAAATTTAATAGGGGTGTAAAAGCCCCTTTTTTTAAATATTTTTATATGAAATTATGCAAACGTTGTTTAATATTAAAAGATTTTTCAGAATTTTACAAACAAAAAAAAGGTAAATTTGGTTTAAAACCTGAATGTAAAGATTGTATTAAATTATATAATAAAGCAAATTCAAAATATCAAAGTTTATATTTTAAAAATTACAGAATAGAAAATAAAGAACAAATATCAAAAATAAAAAAAGAATGGGAATTAAATCAAAGAAAAATAAACCCATTATTTAAACTAAAACAAAATTTAAGACATAGAACAAATAGTGCATTTAAATCTAAATATTGGCAAAAAAACAATACAACAAAAGAGTTAATTGGATGCACATTTGAAGAAGCAAAAAAACATATAGAAATTAAATTCACTGAAGGAATGAATTGGGAAAATTATGGTAAATGGCATATTGACCATATAATACCTTTAGCGTCTGCTAAAAATAAAGAAGAAATGGAAAATCTTTTTCATTATAGTAATTTACAACCATTATGGGCTTCAGATAATTTTAAAAAATCAGATAAAATATTATGAAAAATTTAGATAATGATGCTATTGATTTATTAATGGAATTATATGAAACAGAATTAAAAGTTGACGCAACTGAAAAAATACCACATCCTGAACCTATTTTATCTTTAGGCACAAAAACATATGAAACAAAAGATGGCACTATTGAATATCCATTAGCTTTAGGAACAAAAGGAAATTTTACATTTGTACAAGCACCACCAAAAAGTAAAAAAACATTTTTTATATCATTACTTTCTGCTGTTTATATGAAAGGAAATTTAGATTCATTTGCTGGTAATTTAAAAGGATATAGAGGAAATGATAATCTTGTACATTTTGATACAGAACAATCGTTATTTCATTGTCAAATGGTATTTAAAAGACCTTTAGATATGACTGATATAGATATTTCTAAATATCATACATACGCATTAAGACAATTAGATTTTAAAGAAAGAATACAATTTATAGAACACGTTTTATATAAAAAATTAGAAGCTAAAA